ATAAAATCGGAGATGGGAAAATGTCTTGTCCGTACTGTTCACACCGGTACCCTGCCGGCGTCCCCGTTGTGTCCCCGCCGGTACCTCGCCGGCAGGATGCCGGATGCTCTTCCGGAGGGGCTTCATCAATCGGCTGCTCCATATACCTGTCGTCAATGTATTCGTCGTAGTTTTCACCGTCTGATGCTTCAATCATGTGTGCATCCGGTACCCTGCTCTCAATCTGTTGCACGCTTGGCTGCCGGTTCTGCGTTCCAAACAGTCTTCCTGACGATTCAAACATATTTTCAATGGCTGCTCGCTTTACTTCTTCGTGATTAAGATTTGGCACAAGATACGCAACAATGAACGGCTTCTGCAGCTCCTCAATGGTATATGTCCCTTTGATATGCAATGCTGTTCTAATAGCTCCATTCAGTGCTTTCGCTTCGCATATCTGCGGAAGATGCTTCATAAACTCCGCTTTCTGCTTGTCCGTCATTCCAGGGGTAACATTATCCACGATAATTTCATGGGTATCTTCCACTGTCAGGACCTCTCCCGTCAGCTGCGGAACCGATATTGTAACTTTGTATGCAACATCTTTATTTTTGCAATTTCCGCACTGCACCATTTTCCCCGTATGTTGATTAACGGCAACGCATTTCTGGCATGTTGTCGGGACCACATGCTCCGAGGAAATCATTTTAATGCCTGCTCCATCTGCAAGTTTTTTTAAGCCATTCTTAGTAATGGCATATTTATTTGGCGTCGCCGGATGGTGTCTGCCATTTTGATCCGTCCACGCTTTTGAAGCCCGCTGCTGAAGATATATGTCTCCAGCTCCCTCTCTTGCATCCAATTTAATCTGCTGAATAACTGGTGATTTAATGTCCGGGATCTGGACCATGACATCCGTATTTCCCAATAAATTAAATTGAGAAACCGGATATTTCTGAGTAATAGATAATTCATTCATGCTTTTTACCTCCATATTGCAATTTTTACTTGATTTATAAGACTGGAACTGCTACAATATGGATATCCGTAGGGGCACTCCGATCTGTGATTGGGTGCTCTTTTTCCATATCACGCAATGTTCTGCATAAATCCATAGTGAATTTTGAAAAAGCAAGGCTTCTCACATATTCCTCTGTGAGCTTCACAAGATACCAATGCTGTAACACAACCTGTCTTCGCTCACGCTGGTATATGTACTCCTGCTTGTGTCTGGCATATTTCAATGCCTCCTCAAACTGTTCATCTGTAATCGTGCATCCGAGCAGTTCTTCTACTTCTCTTTTTTCTACGTTGTCGTTCATATTCCAACTCCTCCATTGAATCAAATAAATAGTTAATCGCTTTCCATGCTCCCCAATAAACCGCGGGGATCAGTAAATATTCGCCTCCCACCGCCTCATACCCTCTTTCGATATAGGCAAGGTGAAACGACCATTTTCCAATAGCGTATGTAACGAGCAAAGTCCACACAATCGCTATCAGCTCTCTTTTTAACCTTTTTCGTCGCATGCCAATCACTCCTTGTAAAAATAATGTCTCCCGTGTCTAAACAGGAATGTTAAATGTTCGCTATGCCATGTAGAATTGCTCCTGCTTTCAAAGTAGGTTGCTCCCTCACTTCCGTCCCATCCTTTATCCCGGATAAGCCGTAAAGCCTCATAGCAATCCCTGTTCGGTTCCACTCTGTTATATCTTCCGTTTCTGATCGGACTAAACTGCCCTTTCTGGAAAATAACCTCTTTGATGGTATCCGGAAATTCATCATCCAAAACCCTGTTCATCACCACCAGCATTACAAGAGCTTTTCCTTTTGTGTCTTCTGATTCTGCCTCTGCCATAGCGATTTTAGCCAATAGGTAATCATCTTCATTGATACCCGATGTCTCCTCATCCTGCTCCGCGTATGGTGTTGCAGTTGGCGGAATCTCAGTTGCTGCCGGCGTCTCATAGGGTGCTACATTTTTCTCCTCCGAAACAGCAGCTTGCGTGATAATTTCAACTCGATCTGTCTTTTTTGCCGGCTCTCCTGTAAAACTATTCGCAAATGCCACCACTGACACCAAGGAAATCCCAAATACCATCAGCAATCCCAATATGCACCTATTTCTCATGCTCCAACAGCACCTCCTTTTTGCCCGTCAAAGGCAAACGCCATCTGGCCGCCTCTTCCATCCATTCTCAAATACTTTCTGTAATACGCCCTGCTCTGCTCTTTCTCTCTTTCCTGCGTGCTTTCACAATCGCACTTTTCATTAGGATCCAGATTACTTCCACAGTTTGGGCAAACATTGTAATATGCCATGTTGCACCTCCTATTCTTCAATCATGCATCTTTCAAAAAAATACTTTCTTGGCACTTTCCCTGTCGGGTATGCCGGTGTCAGCTTCCCGGCTTCAACCAATTCATCGCGAAGCTGTCTTATCAGTTCATAGGCTTTGTTTTCCTTGCATCCAAGATACTCCATTACCTCATTTGCACTGATGTAATATTTCCCAGCGGGTGATATAACCCCTGGTGCTGTTGCCAATGCATTCATGCTCTCACCTCCCGTGATAAATCCTGTTTTACAATCTGATCCATTGTTACACCAAAGAAATCAGCAATTTTAGCCAGTTTATCAACAGGCGGCTCAATCTCTCCAACTTCATACTTGTGCGAAATAGTTTTGGAAACGCCAAGCAATTCTGCAATTTCCTGTTGTGTCATGTCGTGTTTTCTCCGCAGATATGCGATGTTGAGTGCATATACCGGTACTGGTGGTTTCATTTCTTTCAAGACCAGATCATCAAGCGTAACGCCGAAATACCTTGCCAGTTTAATAATCGCTTCGATTGTTGGCGTTCGCGTACCTCGTTCCCATGATGAGATTGTCTTTTGGTCAACCCCAAGCTGGATTGCAATTTCTTGTTGTAACTTACCTTTCATTTTTCTCAAATATCTCAAGTTTTCTACCAAATGCAAATCATCATCTCCTTTCGGCTCGGAGCTACCTGTTGCTCCGAGCATATATTGTATTGATTTCCCGATTAGGATTTGAATTCGGATTGGATTGGATTACGGACGCATTTGTTGTCACTTGCTGACACTTGACAGCAACTTGCAAACAAAAAATTATTAAGCCCTACTTCGTCAATCGCACCGCCAGACTGTCCTCGCATATGCTCGGTCCAATGATACTTCCGACCGTTTCGAGCCTATTTTTTATAAGTTTTTCTTAATCCATAGCTTCATACTCTGCGCAATCTCCTCTATTTCCTCCAAATTTCTCATTACCGCTTCAAGTTCCGGCTTTTCGCTTTCATCAATCACGCCATCTGCAGTGATATCAAGAAGAGTTTCCCTCGTCTTTCCAATTTTCCGAAAAACAGAAAGTGTTCTGATTGTGATTCGGTCCAAATCGGCAAGTTCCGCTTTCGGCATCTCTTTCCCAAGAGGACACATGGTCCTGCAAAAATAATTTTCAAGTTCTGGAGCATTATACAAACCCGCCATCAGCCTTATTTCTTCCGGATACGGTACTGCAATACCACTTTCTATTCTGTAAAGCCGCCCCCTGTCAATCGACATATAGTCAGCTGCGCCCTCCCGGCTACTCAACTGCTCATTGTGTGTTGCGGCATTACAACGGGCCTGATAAAAAACATTGGAGCTTGTCTTCGCTGTTATATTTGCCATTTTCTATGCATCTCCCTCCGTAGTACAATTATTTTTAGAGAATGTTATATCTTCCACCTGAACATCAAATAGTCTCGCTATTAAAATTGCCTTTTTTAGCGAAGGAGTTCGCTTGCCTGATTCATACATTCCAATAGTAGCGGAGCTGACACCGAGTTTCCGTGCCAAGTCACGCTGGGACATTTTTTTCTCGCCCCTCAGTTCTGCTAACGATTTGTTGTTATTCACGTTTTTTTCTCCTTTCTGCTCACATTATGTTGCTTTAGTTAAATAATACTCACGCATTGTTGTTTTGTCAAGCATTTTTTTAACTTTTTGTGAGCAGTTGCTTTTTTTGCTTTTTTTGCTCACAAAATGTGATAAAATATATAAGAATGGAGGTTACATAATGGAGATAGGAAAAATAATCTCACAACTTAGAAACGACAAAGGGCTCAACCAGCGCGAATTAGCAATACATTTAGGTGTGAGCAATGGTGCAATCGGAATGTGGGAAACCGGGAAACGCCAACCCGATTTAGAAACGATCAAAAAAATTGCATCATTCTTTAATGTCTCTGTTGATTATCTTTTAGGCAACACTTCGGATTCAGAGACAACATCTTCTGAAGCACCCGGTAACGGCTGCGAAAATTCCATTAACTATTGGATTGCAAAAACCGGTCTTGGAAATAACGAAATTGCAAAGCAACTTGGCATTTCTGAAGATTTACTTGCTGACTATATACAGTCAAAAGCACCTATTCCATACCCGGTACTTTCTGCTTTGTCAGAAATATGCGATGTTTCAACGGATTGTCTCTTGGGAATAATCCAAGCAAGCCGA